GTTGGTCCTGGACGATGACGACGTGGAAGAGATGCTCGAGGACATGGTTTCCTCGGGCACTGTGTCGTTCGACCTCGAGACCACGGGCCTCTACCCTTGGGCTAAGGATGCGGCTGTCACAGCCATAGGCTTCGGCACCAGGAACCATCAATGGATCTTGCCGGCTAGCCACCCCGAGTCCCCATGGTCCAGGTCTCAGCTCGAGAGTGTCATCGACGAGATTTCTGAGATCATCGATGACCTAGTGGTGGTAGCCCACAACGCCAAATTCGACCTCCTGTGGATGCGGGTGATCTTTGGGGCCGAATGGCCTGTGGACTTCGACACGATGATCGCCCATTACTTGGTCGACGAGAACGACCGCCACGGCCTCAAGCACTTGGCGCAGAAGTTCCTCGGTGCACCCGACTGGGACATTGACTTGCAGAGCAAAAAGGGCGCTGCTCCACTAAAAAAACTAGCCAAATACCACGCTCACGACTTGTACTATACTTTGAAACTTAAGCCTATTCTCAGCAAGCTCCTCAAGAAGGAGGAGACTCAAGAAGTATTCAACAAAATAATGATGCCTTGCGTGCGCTTGTTCACTGAAGTGGAATACGATGGGGTCTATATAGACATCAGCAAGTTTGACGAAGCAGAGAACTACTTACGTGAGCAGTATCAGTCGGCACAGGTGGAGCTCCTAGAGTGGGAGCCTTCCCTAGAGGGGCTCCAGAAATGGAAGCCCGAGATCCGTGATAAGTTCAACTGGGGATCGACGCAGCAGCTAGCTTGGCTGCTCTTCGATAAGCTGGGCATCGAGGTAATCGAGAAAACGAAGACAGGCAACCCGTCATGCAACGAGAGCGTTATCAAGCGCATCGACCACCCGTGCACAGGGGCACTCCTTAAGTTTCGCGCCGCCAAGCAGCAGCTATCGTTCTTCATCGATGGATGGAAGCCGTTCCTCGATCGTAAGCCTAACGGAGACTATTATCTTCATCCTTCGTTCAAGCTGCATGGCACCGTTACCGGGCGTTTATCTTGCGAACACCCGAACCTCCAGCAAGTGCCCCGAGACCCCCGCATCCGCTCTCTGATCAGCGCTCCGGACGGTTGGACTCTAATGGAGTTCGACCTGTCGCAGATCGAGCTACGCATAGCGGCTGAGCTCGCAAGCGAGCGGGCGATGCTTGAGGCCTTCAGCCGAGGAGTAGACATTCACTGGCTGACGGCGCTGACTGAGATCGAAAGAGGCGGGGGTCTTGTGGAACTTGTCCTCGACACAGCGCGCAAAGCTAAAAAGGACAAATCACTCGATTACTCTCAGGCGATCGAAGTCCTGCTCGAAATAGGGCCAGACGCCGCAACAGCGATCAACCCCGAGTGGAAGGAATACCGAAAGAAGGCGAAGGCAGTGAACTTCGGATACATCTTCGGCATGTGGTGGAAGAAGTTCAAAATGTACGCCCGCGACAACTACAATATGGTTATAACCGATCAGGAGGCCCAAGCCTCGCGGTCGACGTTCTTCGAGAAATACAGCGACCTGAACGGATGGCACGACCGTCAGCGCCGCTTCGCTCGTCGCCATGGGTACGTCCGGTCTCTCAGCGGAAGGAAGCGCCGGCTCCCCGCCGCTATGGACCGTTCGGACACCCCCGAGCGTCGCGAGGCAGAGCGCCAGGCGATCAACAGCCCTGTGCAATCCTTCGCTAACGAACTGAATCTCATGGCTGCTCTGCAGCTCCGCAGGGAGTTCGGACGCAATATCCTGCGCATCTGTGGGACAGTGCACGATGCTGTTCTCGCACGCGTAAGGGACTCTCACCTAAACCAAGTCTATCGAAGAACCCTGGAGATCATGAGCCACCCAGAGCTGCTCGACGAGCTGGGCATCGAGATAAAAGTGCCTATCGAGGCTGAAGGCAAGGTCGGGCCATGGAGCAAAGGGAGAAAGCTTGATGTTTAAAGTCTCACAGTCCAAGGTGAAGCGCTGGCGTCGGTGCAAGCAGGAGTACCATTACAAGTACGTCGATGGCCTTAAAAGGAAGCATGTCAAGCGACCTTTCGCGTTCGGTCGGTTGGTTCATGAGATGATCGAGGCTGAGGCCAACGGCGACGACCCGTTCGAGTATCTGAATAACCTCAACATCGATCAAATGAAGCTGTTCCAGGCCGAACGTGAGGAGTATGGAGACCTCGTTGCCGACGTCCGAACTATCATGACCGCCTATTTCGAATATTGGGAGGATCGACCTCTTACCCCGATTCGTATGAAGAAGCGATCCGCTGAGCATCCGTTCGAGATCGATATCGCGCCCGACATCCTGTGGAGGGGGTACATCGACGAGATCGCCATCACTTGGACAGGGCTACGTGCGTTGGTCGAACACAAAACGTTCAGCAAGAAACCCTCGGAGGACGAGCGATGGAGGAACCTCCAATCATCAGTCTACGCACGGGCGGTCGATATGATGGGCTGGAAACCCATCGAAGCTGTCTGCTGGGACTACATCCGGTCGAAGCCTCCCACTCAGCCACAGATCCTGAAGGACGGGTCGATAAGCGTGAGGAAAATCGACACTCTGCCGAGCGTGGTTCGAGCAGTCCTCGCCGAGCTGCCTCACGCGTTCAAATACGAAGAGTTCTTGCAGCAGGTTGAGGCCTCTCAGTCTGATTGGTTCGACCGAGTGATTTCCAAGCTGTCTCGCACTACGGTAGACATCATTTTCGACCAGTTCGTCGAGTCTTCTATTGACATGAAGGAAAATCACGGAAAAAAATCCGAGATGAACATCGAACGGCATTGTGGCTGGTGCGAGTTCGAGCCTCTCTGCCGGGCTCGGCTACAGAACCACGACTTTGACTTTGTCAAGGAGCGCGAGTATGAGAAAGAGTGACGTGACTAAGAAAATCAAACCTGTGGCAAAGGTGTCCCACTTCGGCAGCTGGGCCATCTACGGACGAGCAGGTACCGGCAAGACCACATTCGCGTCATCTTTCCCCAAGCCCATACTACTCCTGGACGTCAAGGATGAAGGAACGGGCAGTGTCGTCGACGTCGAGCAACTGGACGTAATCAACATTGAGAGCTGCGAGGAGCTGGAGGACGTCTTCTGGTTTCTCGAGAAGAACCCCAAGAAATACAAAACTGTGATCATCGATACTGTGTCGCAATGGCAGCAACTCAAAGTCGAGGAGATTTCTCAGGGTAAGAACCTGAAAGGTCGAGCTCCGGGAGACTGGGGATCGATGGCCAAGCAAGACTGGGGCACTGTGGCCTCATACTTGAAGACGTGGATCACCAATTTTCGGGATCTGCCCATGGAGACGGTGTTTCTCGCACAGGACCGCACGTTCAACTTCGACGATGAGGTGGGGTCCAACCAAGACTTGACTCCGGAGGTCGGACCCCGTCTGTCTCCTAGCGTCTCGTCGCATCTGTGTGCGGCGGTATCCGTGATCGGCAACACGTTCATCCGAAGCCGCACGGTGAAGAAGAAAATCGGTAGCAAGAGCAAGGAGGTCCAACGAATAGAGTACTGCCTGCGACTCGGGCCCAACTCGGTGTATATCACCAAGATGCGGAAGCCTAAGTCGGTCGAACTTCCCAATGAGGTGATCAACCCCACCTTTGACGACCTAATCAACCTATCCGAAGGAGAAGACTAATGGCCAGGAAGAAGAAGAGCTCGGGAGTGCGCGTCGATCTGAGCAACGTCGGATCGGCGTTCTCGCCGAACGAGGAGTACGAGGTGGCCTGCGAGGAGTGCACCCTCGAAGACGGCCAGAAGGCCCCCTACTTCAAGCTCAAGCTGAGGGGCGTCGGAGACCACTCCAACTCTGTCATGTACCACAACGCGTCGACATCGGACGAATCTCTCTGGCGCCTCCGCCCGCTCCTCGAGGCGTTCGGCATCGAGATCCCCGACGGCCCGATGGACCTCGAGGCGGACGACTTCGTGGGCAAGCACGCCATGTGCTCGACCTTCAAGGACACCTACGCCGGCGGCAGCAGCATCAAGCCGGACGAGTTCTGGCCAGTCGAAGGCGCCCGCAGTTCTAACGGTGGCGAGATCGATCTCGACGAGATCGACGATGGCGACATTCAGAAGATCGCCAAGGAGCTCGGCATCAAGGGCCGCAAGCCCGACCAGCTGCGCGAGAAGCTGGCCGAGCTCGAGGACGACGAAATTCGTGAGGCGGCGGAAGAAGCCGGCGTCGACTTGGGCGAGGAAGAAGAAGAAGAGAAGCCCAAGAAGGGGGGCAAAAAAGAGCCCAAGCGGACCATCACCTCGGAGGCTATCGCCGAGATGAACGAGGACGAGCTCGAAGAGCTGATCGAAGAGCACGACCTTAAGGTCGACTTGGGCGAGTTCCGGACGCTCCGCAAGAAGCGCAACGCCGTGATCGACGCCGCCGAGGAAGCCGGCGTCATCGAGTGAGGCGGGACGGGGGCCGAGGCCAACGCTTCGGCCCCCAGTTTATCCCTCGATAAAGGTCGCCCCATGAGCCAGCCCGAGTCTCGTCTCCAGCGCCGTATCCAGAAAGCCCTCCGTCAGCAGATAGGGGGCTTTTGGTTTAAGGTATGGGGCGGACCGTTCATGGTAGCGGGCCTACCGGACCTCGTCGGGTGTGTTCGCGGGCGATTCCTTGGGCTCGAAGTCAAGCGACCCAAGAAGGGCCGAGTGTCAGAAATCCAGCTGGATACTCTGGGCAAGATACGAGCTGAGGGCGGCGAAGCTCAGGTGGTGACC